TTAAGTGAATTGTTAACTGCTTCACCTTCTCCAACAGACAATATAGAATTTGCTGAAACTACAAGTGAGTCATTGACAGGTTCTTCTACAATAGCTGATGATATTACATTTGCTGAAAATACAAGTGAAAGTTTAACAGCATCACCTGCTTTAACTGACAATATTACATTTGCTGAAACAACAAGTGAAAGTTTAACTGCCGCACCTGCTTTAACTGACAATATAGAATTTGTTGAAACTACAAGTATTTGCTGAAACAATAAGTGAAAGTTTAACAGCTATACCAATTGTATTAGATGATATTACTTTTGCTGAAACTACAAGTGAGTCATTGACAGGTTCTTCTACAATAACTGATGATATAACATTTGCCGAAACAACAAGTGAGTCATTAACTGCTGCACCTTCTCCAACAGACAATATAGAATTTGCTGAAACAACAAGTATTTTATTAACAGGTTCTTCTATAATATCTGATGATATTACATTTGCTGAAACAACAAGTGAGTCATTATGAAACTACAAGTGAGTCATTGACAGGTTCTTCTACAATAACTGATGATATTACATTTGCTGAAACAATAAGTGAATCGTTAACTGCTTCACCTTCTCCAACAGATAATATTGAATTTAGTGATACAACAACTAATTTAATAACATTTACGTTAAGTATAATTGATAATGTAGAACTTAATGACACAACAACTGTTTTATTAACTGCTGGATTAATCACAACAGATAATATAGATTTTAGTGAAACAACAAGTGTAATATTATCAGCATCACCAACAGTAATAGATAATATAGAATTTACTGATGTAACAACAATATATATATCAGCAGCAACATATGAAGCATTTGATATATTAGATTTATCTGAAACTTTAAGTGCCTTATTATCAGCATCTATATTTACAGTTGATGATATTACATTTGCCGAAACTATAAGTGAAAGTTTAACAGCATCACCTGCTTTAACTGACAATATTACACTTGCTGAAACTACAAGTGAAAGTTTAACTGCCACACCTGCTTTAACTGACAATATTACATTTGCCGAAACTACAAGTGAGTCATTAACTGCTGCACCTGCTTTAACTGATAATATTACTTTTGCAGAAACAACAAGTGAAAGTTTAACTGCTACACCAGCAATAACAGATGATATTACATTTGCTGAAACTACAAGTGAAAGTTTAACTGCCACACCTGCTTTAACTGACAATATTACATTTGCCGAAACTACAAGTGAAAGTTTAACTGCCACACCTGCTTTAACTGACAATATTACATTTGCCGAAACTACAAGTGAAAGTTTAACTGCCACACCAGCAATAACAGATGATATTACATTTGCTGAAACTACAAGTGAAAGTTTAACTGCTACACCTTATCCAATTGACAATATAGAGTTTACTGAAACAACAAGTGAGTCATTAACAGCATCACCTATTTTAAGCGACAATATTGATTTTACTGAAACAATAAGTGAGTCATTAACAGCATCACCTGTTTTAATTGATAATATAGAATTTTCTGAAATCACAACAAGAAATATAATAATATTATCTTCTGTTGTTGATAATATAAATTTTTCAGAAACACCAATAAAAACATTAACATTAAATATAAATAGTAATGATAATATAAACTTTAGTGAAGATGGAACAACTGGTTTTTATTTATTAGCTATTGATAATATTGAATTTGTAGATACAACAAGTATAAATGTAACTGCTTCAAATACTGCTACTGATAATTTATTATTATCTGATATTTCATTATTAAGAATTGTTTCAACTTTATTATCAGCAACTGATACATTAAACTTATCAGATATTGTTTTAGAATTATTAACAAAAGCCGAAGTAGCATCAATATTATATTTTGGAATAACATCACCAAATTTAAAAACTAAATTAAATACAAATATTAAATTTGAACTAAATAGTAATAATATAAAAATAAATAATACATTAGATAAATTATCTTTTGAAATAAATTCTTATGTATTAAATATAAAAGAAGAAATAGAATTAAAAATAGATAACACATCAGATATTATTAAAATAAATAACACATCAGATATTATTAAAATAAATAATACATTAGATAATATAAAAATAAATAACACATCAGATAAATTATTTTTTAGAATAAATTCTTATACTATAATAGGAGATTAAAAATGGCAGGTATAACTGCAACATATGTTTCATCATCAGGATTCACAGTTGTAACAGATAGAACTGATGAATTTATAGCTGATAGACGTGTAAAAGCTAATTGTGGTGTAGATGGATATAAATTTGGAACAATAACAAGTTCTGTTTCTGGTGCTGGTGATCTTACAACTGTAATTCTTACTGTTGCAAGTGATGATTTAACATCAAATTTAACAGATGTATATTACGGAATTGTTAGTGAAGGCGCTTCTGGTAGTGTTCCAGTTCATAATCATAACGGTAATGAAGGTTCAGGTGGTGTTGTTGATGGTGCCGTTCACGATATAGCAAGTCATAGTGATACAACCGCAACAGGTACTGAGTTAGAAACATTAACAGATAATTCTATTGCAGACGCATTACACAGACATAGTGAACTTGTTGGTGCTACAGGAACACCTGACCCAGCATTAAGTATAACATCTGCTGGAAATGTTGGAATAGGAACATCTGACCCAGTTGCTAAATTACATGTAGAAAAAGATACTGGTGATGTGTATGATTCAACAACAGTTACAGCATTATTTGGAGATTCAGACAGTTATGATAATGTTTTTATCACAGGATTATCAATAAATACAGGATATGGTTATGATGTAGATAATAGCAGTTTATGGTTAAATTACAGGGGATACCAAGGAGAAGATACTAGGTATAGAAATTTATCTATTGGAGATGGTAAGGGAAATAAAATAGGTTTTTTTGATGCTGATACTAGAACATTTCACTTATCTAGTGGTACTGGAATAAACGAGTTTTCAATAGATGATACGTTAGCTGGTGATAGTGATGATGCTGTGCCAACTGAACAGGCAGTAAAAGCTTATGTTGATGCTCGTGGAAATACAAGTTTAGTTGACAATTCAATTGCAAATACACTACACAGACATAGTGAACTTGTTGCAAGTGATGGTGACCCTGACCCAGCTTTTAGTATTAATTCTGCTGGAGATGCTACATTACATGGTACTAAGTTAGTAATGACAAATCCAACTCCTAGTGGTTCATGGTTAGTAATGACAAATCCAACTCCTAGTGGTTCATGTAGAATTGAACTTGGTCAAGATGGAAGTGGACCTAGATACGCTTATATTGATTTAATAGGTGATGATACTTATACTGACTATGGTTTAAGAATAATTAGAAATAACTCTGGTGAAAACGCTACTTCACAAATACAGCAAAGAGGAACAGGTGGTCTTTATATTGGAACATCAGATGGAGCACTTTTATCACTTCAAACAAGTGGTACTATTGCTGCTGATGGAACCATAGAAATAAATGGAGTTACCAATATACAAGATTCTGAAATTTCAAGTTCCAACCTACAACTTAATAAAAACGGAAGTGGAAATAGATCTGCGTTCATAGATTTAGTGGGTGATGATACTTATACAGATTATGGATTAAGAATCCAAAGAACTAATACTGGTGAAAATGCTAATTCTGTATTATATCATAGGGGAACAGGAACACTTTATTTAATAACGCGAGATGCTAATAGTACAATAGCATTTCAAACAGCTGACAAAACAAGAATGACTATTGATGGAGAAGGTAGTGTTTCGTTATCTGGTGGAACAGGCATAAACGAGTTTTCAACAGATGATACATTAGCAGGTGATTCAGATGATGCCGTACCTACTGAGCAAGCAGTAAAAGCATATGTTGATGGTGTTATACATACACAAGGTACAGACACAACACTTGGAACGATGACAGCTGATATTGATATGGATAGTTCGTATCAAGTAGTAAATTTACAAGCACCTACCGCTGCTGGTGAAGCATTAAGACAAACTGTAAATATTACAGAAGCAGACCTTGAACAATTAACAGATGGAAGTGCCACATTATTACATGTTCATGCTGATATAACTGGTAATGCTGCAACAGCAACAGCACTTGCAACTGAAAGAACAATTAATGGTGTAGGTTTTGATGGTACTGGAAATATTGTAGTTGAACCTTATATTTCTGATGATGATACAGGTGATACAAATTGTCCAATAGTATTTACAGCACATACTTCTGCTGGATATAAAAGACTTTATGAAGATTCAGCAATTTATATTGATAATACTAATAACTATATTTACGCTACTCAATTTCATGGTGATGCTACTGGTACTTACTATTCTGATCTTGCTGAAAAACATACATGCCAAAATGAAAATCTTATAGTTGGTACAGTTATAAGTGCTTGCACTGAAAGTGATTATGAAGTTCAAGAATGTCTTGTTGAAAAATGTTCTAGTGTAATTGGTATTGTATCAGAAAAAGCTGGTCATATAATGAATGTTGGTCTTAAAAATAGTATCACTGTTGGTCTTACCGGAAAAGTTTTAGTTAGAATAATTGGACCAATAAAAAAAGGACAACCAATTATTTCCGCTGGTAATGGATGTGCAAGACAAACAGAAAACGAAATAGAACTTCTTTATAAAATTGGTACATCACTAGAAGGTAATAATAATCAAAAAGAAAAATTAATTTACTGTTCTATAAAATAAATATTTACAAGTTATTAATATAATGATACAATCAAAATAAAAATGTGATAAAGGCAAAATAAATGAGTTTTGAATTTCAAATAGTACTAACTAAAAAATGTAATTTAGCATGTAAATATTGTTATATTAAACAAAATCATGCCATAATGACAACTGAAATATTTAATAGTCATTATAAAATTCTTCCAAAATTAATGGATAAATATAATAAAAAAAATTATCATGCTAGTTTATTTGGAGGAGAACCTCTCTTAAATTGGGAATTAATTAAATATATAATTCCTATACTAAAAAAAGACCCAAAATGCACACAAATTATTATAATAACAAATGCTTTATTATTAAAAGATGATAAAAAAAGACAATTTATAAAAGATAATAATATTAATCTTTCTATTTCATTTGATGGTTTATGGAATAAAGAAAATAGACCAAAACATAAAGGAATATCATCATTTGAAGATTATTTAAAAGAACCATTAAAGTCTTTTATTACATCTAATGGTAGTTGTAAAGTTATGGTTGCGCCTTCTTCTATATCTACAATGACTGAAAATTTTGAATGGTTTGTAGACAAATACGGAATAAATAATCCAGATTTTAGTTTAGTTAGAGATAATATTTGGACAGAAAAAGATGTTTTAGTTTATAAATATGAATGTAAAAGATTAGCAAATAGAGTAATTAAATATTATAAAAATGGAATAAATGCTAACGTGGGTTTATTCCATTTATATACTTTAGATTTAATTTTTGGAAAAATTCAAGGGAAAAGACCATTTGGTTGTTTTGCTGGTTGTCACGGTGCTGGGTTTATGCCAAATGGAGATATATATCCATGTGCTAGATTTGGCACAAATAAAAGTAAAATAATAGGCAATTCAATTAAAAAGAAATTTTATAATAAATCTTTAAATTATTTTTTAAAACCAAAAGTATCTAACCCAAAAACATTTAATAAATGTTTATCTTGTGAACTATATAAGTATTGTAATGCTGGTTGTACATATGAACAAATTAAAAATTCATATAATGCAGAACCATTAGATAATGTATGTAAACTTTTAAAAATTACATATAAAGAAACAATAAGAATAACAAATGAATTAAAAAATAATAAATTATATAAAACTAAGTTAAAAAGTTTAATAAAAAATGTAGGATAAAAAAAGGAGTAATATATAATGAATTGGTATGATTTTTTTAACAATATTTTAAATACTAAAGATTATAAAGATTATAAAGAATTTAATATTAAATATGATATAGTTCCAAAAAATCATATGGATGTTCAATTAACAACAGTTTGTAATAATGATTGTTCATGTTGTGTTGTAAGAAAACGTAAAGAATATAAATTTAATTATATTAAATTTTATGATTTTTTTGACAGGTATTTAAAATCAATACAAAATGAAGTAGATATTTATGATATAACTTTTACTGGTGGTGAAATTACATTATTAAAACCAACAGAAATTTTGGAGTGTATATATAATTGCATTAAAATAGCAAATAAATATAATATTAAATTAAATTTTAATATTATAACAAATTTATTAAAAATAAAAAAAGAACATTTATTATTATTTAAAACAATAAATGAAATTAGTGTAACTAAAAATATACCTCATTTATTAATATCAATAGATAGATTTCATAATAATACAGATGAAAAAAGAAATAAAGTTTATAAAAATCTAATTCAAGTTGTAAAATTAGGTTATAAAATTTCAATTATTAAATTAATAGGTGATCCTATTTTAGATTCTGAATATGAATTTAAATCCAAAATGATTCATAATCTTAGAACTTATATAAGAGATATAGATGTAGAAACTACATATAAAACTTGGAATAAAGTAAAACATTTAAAACCATATAATGTAGGTGTTTTAATATATGGAACTAATAATGATATTTCAGTTTGTGTATTTCCTCCAGAATTACCATTTAAAAAATATAGAGTTCATTCAAAAGATATTTATAAACATGATGATTTATATAACCATAATTTTTTTAAAATATTAAGTTATATAGGTTATAAAATAATAGTAGAAAATAATATTCCTAAACATCAAAGCTGTACTATGATGGAATTTTATAAAAAATATAGGATAAAAAATATAGGATAAAAAAGGAGAAAAAAATGAGTGTTTATACAGAAAAAGAAAAAGAAATTATTTATAAATGTGCTAATAATCTTTTAAAAATGTGTTATGCAATGAAAAATATTAATACCGATATAAGTTTTAAAATGTTAAAGTTTAGTGATGTTACTTTATCATTATTGGAAAAACAAGAATTACAAAGAAATGATTGGACAATGTGTAATGGTCACACAAATAACCCAAAAAATGAAGTTAAATTAGATAAAAATACTGATGATGAAATTGAAACATTAGTACGAAAAATAAGAAGCAAATTATGAATAATATTGAATCCTTTTTTAAAGATATTAAATATATTTTATCAGATAAAAAAGAAAATACATCTAAACAAAGAACTAATATTATTTATTTAAATACTGATTGTAATCTTCGTTGTACTTATTGTTATGAAAGTTCAAGTAGAAAAGGATTACCAGACCAAATTGATTGTACTCCTGCAATGATAGATGAATTTTTAGCAGAAATTTGTACAAGAGAAAAAAATGTAATTTCAACTATTGTAATAATGGGTGGAGAACCATTTTTAAGATTTGATTTAATTCAATATACAATAGCTAGAGCATTTCAATTATCTGGACCTAATAAACATAAAGGTTTTGGTATTAGTTTGATAACTAATGCAACTTTATTTAATAATAAAAAACTTAATTCATTAAAATCTCTTATTGAAAAAGTTAAAAAAAATAATGTTAATGTTAATATAGAAATAAGTTATGATTGTTCTGGACAATTTAAAAGAAAATTTCCAGATGGAAGTAATAGTAAAACTTTAGTTGAAAAATCAATTAATAGTTTGATTGGAAAAAAAATTCCGTTCAAAATAATTTATACAGTACATTCTAGTAATTATAATAATGTAGTAAAAGATATTATTTATATTTTAGAAAAATGGAAATCAGAATATTTATTTAGAATTACAATAGGATATGCTTATCAAGAACTTGATGATGTTTTAAAAATTCAAAATGCTGGTAAAAATATAAAAACAAAAATAATTCCATATATGGAATCTATATTTAAAAAATATAGAAAACCTATTTGTGGACATGTTTGTCATTTATGTAAAATATGTAATCATAATAATTTTATTGGTAACTCATATTTATCTCCTACAACTGGAATTACATATGATAAAAAACAAACAGAACATAAATTTAAACAATTTTAAAAGGTGAATAAATGAATATAAAAATGTATAATATTGATTTAACTGTAACTGCTAATTGTAACTTTAATTGTAGTTATTGTTTTGAACATAATCATTTTGAAAATAAAAATTTTAAAGATACTAATTTATTTTTTCAAAGAATAGATGAATTATTAAATTCTAATCATTTTAAATTAAATTATGATGGATTATTAATTAATTTTTGGGGTGGCGAACCAACATTAAATGAAAAAGTTATTAAAACAATTTATTATTATTATAAAAATAATGATAAAGTAATATTTTTTATTTATAGTAATGGTTCTAATGTTGGCCCTTTTATGAAAATTTTAAAAGAAGGTTCTAAAAATATATTAATGCGTAGACCTAAAATTTGTATTCAAATTTCTTATGATGGTTTTCCTATACATGATATTTATAGAAAAACTAAATCTAATAGAATAACTGGAGAAAAAACTAGAAATGTTATAAGAAATTTATGGAAGAATAAAATACCTTGTGTTATTAAATCTACAATAACACTAGATACATTTAAATATATAGATCAAGCTAGAGAAGATATATTAAATTTATCTAAAGAATTTCCAAATAACGATTTTTATAAAAGTAATAAATATTTTCCAACTATCATTTAAAACAGTACTCAGAAAAAGAAATTAAACAATATGAAAAAGAATTAGAAAAAGTTTTAATTAAAATTGTGCCAAAAGAATTAGAATATAATAGAATAAATAATAAATATTTCTTTAATTGGTTTAATCCTGGAAAAGCATTATGTACTGCTGGTAGGGATATGATTTGTATTAATTGGAATGGGAATATTTTTAAATGTCATGGAAGCGTATATGATGATGATAAAAACAAACATTTATTATGTAACTTAAAAGACGAAAACTTTATAAAAAAAATTGAAGAATCTTATAAATGTGAAATTTAAAAATAGTAAAAAAAGTGATTATATGAAAAGATGGACAGATTATACAGATCAACCAGAATTGTGCAAATTTTATAAATTAAATGGAAAAATAGTTAGAGCTATGAAAAGAATAAAAAGGAGAATTTAAAATGGCTTGTACAGGACACGATGGCGATGGTGATAATGATGGTAATTATGTTGGACCAGTAACACCAACAACATGGACAAATGACCCTCTAACAACTAGTGTAATAATGATAGATACACATCATAATGAATTAAGAACAGCGATTGATAATGAAATAACAAGATGGTCACAAAGTTGGCCTGCTGACCCAGGTGCTGTTACTAGTGCTAATAAAATTCTTTCTACACATGTTCGAAAATTACGTGATGGAATTGATGCAGCTGTTGCATGGAGTTGGCCAGCGCATTTGAATGATAATGAAACTGATACAGACGACATATTAGAAGCACAACAATATAATGCAATGAGAACACAAGTTAATACAATTGAAGCTATGTGTGCATGTGATTGTGCTTATGCTTGTACATGTGATTGTGCTTATGCTTGTACATGTGATTGTGATTATGCTTGTACATGTGATTGTGATTATGCTTGTACATGTAATTGTGATTATAGTTGTGGCGCTGATAAAAGTGATATTAGATTAAAATATGATATAGAATATATATAAAAGGTATTATGAAAATAAGTGAAATTTTTAAAAAAATACAAATTATTAAATTTAGATATAGTGATAAAGTTACATTAGATAATAGAAAAAATTTTGGAGTTATAGCACAAGAATTAGCTGAAATATTTGACCCTAAAGAATATTCTATTGTAACAATGGAAGATGATGGTTATTATACTGTAAATTATATTCAACTTATACCTTTATTAATAAAACATGTTCAAAATTTAGAGCAAAGAATTAAATTGTTAGAGGAAAAATAAATAATGAATAAAGTTCATGGACTTGATAAATTTAGAAATATAATTGAGAAAAAGTTAGTTTATGATAATAAAGGTGTTTGGCTCAATTCTTCTACTGATAAAATATTACTAGAAAAAAATTTAGAAGTTTGGAAACATCAATATCAACCTAAAATACCAGCAGAAGGTTATTTTACTGCTTTTTTTCATCTAACTAATGATTGTAATAAAAATTGTAATTATTGTTATGAAAAAGACTTATTAGTAAAGCATCCAGGTAATAATACTCTTGAAGATTTTATTAGTAATATAAAAGAATTTGTTCCTGATGACACAAGAGGTTATGGATATAAACCTTATAAAGAATATTATTATGATGGAGTTCATCCAATGATTAGATTTGTTGGAGGCGAACCTACAATGTTTAAAAATCTTGATAAATTAGTTTATTGGATTGTTAATAATACTAATAATAAAGTACATATTTATACTAATGGAATTAAGTTACAAAACCCAGAATATATTAAAAAATTTCCAAAGAGTAATCAAATTAATTGGGCATTAAGTATAGACCATGAAACCAAATCTAATTACATTAGAACATTTACTGAAAATATAGAAAAATTTGGTGGTGGACAAGAATATTCTTATGGAGTTTTATTAACTTGTAATACGACACAAAAAATGTTAAAAATTGATAAAATATGTAGAGAGTATCAACCCCAAGAAATGAGATACCGTGGAATATCAGACCAACTTAAAGGAAAATATTTTCCAATGCTTTCTCAAATAATTAAATTTATTTGTAAATCAAGAAATTTAGATTTTGATTATTATTTGAATAATGCAAAATTTCATCAACAATGTTTATCAAGTTTAAAATTTAATAAAACTGATAATCATAATACTGGAAATATTGTTACTGCAATACTACCAATGTGGAGAACTTTGATTGTAGAAGAAGCAATTAAATATGGAAGTTTAGTTGTTAATACAAAATATCTTAATAACTCAACTGAAACACATTGTGTTAGTGGGCAATTATATAAATGGAGAATGAAACACCCAAAAACTGCATTTCATAATGGACTTAAACCTGTATGGGGAAAAATTAATGGAGTATTTAATGAAAAATAATATTGTATATCATGGTAGTGGAAATTATATTGATAAAAAAATTAGTATGAGCATTTATTTTACTATTACTGAATTATGTAATTTTAAATGTCCATATTGTAATGTTTGTGTTAAAAAAGAAAAAACAAATATTAAAAAACTTAAGAAAATAATAGATTTTATATTTAATTTACCTAAAAATAATATAAAACTAATTATATCTGGTGGAGAACCAACTATACATCCAAATTTTTTTGAAATAATTGAATACATTAATACTAAAAATAAAGAAAATAATAAACTAAAAATATTATCTATTTTTACTAATTTTAGTAAATCTGTTGATTTTTATAAAAAAATAGATAAAATAATGAATAATATAAATGTTGAAATTTTTCCAAGCTTTCATAAGGAATTTATTGATATTGATGAATTTTGTAAAAAATATTTAGATTTATCATCTTATAAAAAATTTTTAACAAATCCTGCATTTATGTTACATAATGAATCATGTAAAGAATTATTTTATGAAACAATAAAAAAATACCCTAGTATTCCATTTATAATGTCTCCTATAAATGGATTAAAAATTAAGGATGATATAAATTATCCATCTAAATTTTTATTACAAAATCAACTTAGTATATTATATAGTAATAATAAATATTACTATATACAAGGAAAACGTCCTGAAAATAAAAATTTTAAATGGTGTATATGTAATTCATTTAAAAATAATATGATGATTTCTGCTGATGGTATTATATACAGGTGTATGACGTCAATGGTATCAAATGCAAATAATCTACCAAAATTATCAGTATTTGATAAAAACATAAATGATAAATTAACAGATCAATGTGTTTGTTTACAAAAAGAATGTATTTGTGGATTTAGTACACCACGAGTTCATAAAGACCATCAATTTCTATTAAAATTAAGTCATAATGAAATGATGGAAAAATTTGAAGAATGGAAGATTTAAATGATTATTATAAAAGATGTTAAACACCTTAAACAATGTATTAGATTTCATCAGCATGAAAGTAAAAAGATAGGAAAACTAGATATTAATTATAATAAAATATTATCTACTAAATTTTATTTACATGAGGGTCATTTAAAATGTATAAAAACATTAAAAGAAAATGGCGCTGATTATATAATGTTAGAATGTATAAATTCAATTAATTGTTTTAAAGCCGCTCATGAAAAAAATTCTAATAAAATGTTAGGTTATTTTGATTATAAAAATAAAATAATTGATGATGTGAAATTAGAAGAATATTGTAAATCTCTTGGGATTGATTATTTATTTTATAATTCACAAGATTATAAACATATAATTGATGATAAAATAATTAAATTAGTAGATAAAATTATAAAAAATGAAAATTATAAAGAAATTTTACAAATCCCAGATGATGAATTTAAACTTTTGAGAGTTAATTTAATTGTAAGAACATATAGAAATACAAATAATATTATCTATGTAAAATCTAATAAAGATGGGTCGTGGGTTTATGCTTTAAAACATTATATGGAAAAATATTTAAAAAATAAAATGATTATTATAAATCCAATTATGAGAATGGATTTTTATCATCCTGTATCATCTGGACTTAATAATATATTAAATGAGAATGTTAAAATATTTTTAGAATATTTTTATACAATACCAAATAAAGAATTTTTAGAAAATTTTGATTTTATTATAAAATCAATTAAACAATGTGCTATTAATTTAGATATAAATATAGATATACGTTATTTATTAAATGTAAATTACATTAGTATGAATGATAATATCTTTATTAGTATAGGAGTAGGCACAAAAAGTAATTTATATAAAATAAATAAGTTAATTACAAATGGAGAAAAATTATGAAATTAATAGCAGGTATTGCAAGCGCTGGAGTAAATTTTAGAATAGTATCAGTATATGAAGGAGATGAAACATTAATCTTTGAGTTTGGTGGTGTTCGCCTTTATGAAATACCATCAGTATTATGTTTTAATAGAATTAAAACTGCATTAGAAAATCTTAAAGTAGTATTATTTCCTAAAAATTTATTAAATCCTTTAACAATACCAGATTTAATTATTCAACCAGCACTTGATATAGTAGTTGCAACTAGAATTGGAATAAATATTCAGGCCCGTCAGTTTATTTCTAATAGAACGGGAAGTTTGTCAATGTTTGATTTTTATGGATTTTCATTAATTAATAATAATTTAATTGATAGAGGTTATGTTTTTACTAATGATAATAGAGAACAAAAATATCTTGAAATTGTTAATACAGGTGACCAAGATTTGATTGATGCACTAGATATATATCTTACAATAAGAGATAGGTTAGACGAACATCATACAATGTATAAACAATACAGAGATTTTTGGTTAGCTCTTAAAGACATGACAACTGTAGAAGAAATGGAAAACGGATTAATAGCATTTAGACAATTATTTAACTAATGAATAAAATGAAAAATTTTTACAATAAAAATAGTGTTTTATATTTACATGTTACTGATGAATGTAATTTAAATTGCAGTCATTGTTACGGAAGAAAAAATTTAAAAAAAGGAATAATGAATTTTGAAAAAGTTAAACAATATTATGAAAAAATTGAAGAAACTTTTGGCAATGATAAATTTAATAAGTTATTTTTACATGGCGGTGAACCATTATTATTAGGACATAAAAACACATATAAAATATTAAATTATTTTAAAAATAAAAAATTTAAATATCTTTCAATTCAAACAAATTCTACTTTAATTGATGATAAATTTATTAAGATTTTTAATAAATTTATTATGACCGTTAGTACATCATATGATTATAATGTTAATAGAGTATATAATGTTTCAAATTTACAATATTTAAGAACACATTTAAAAAAATTTGGGGTTGTTATAACTATAACCAAAGATTTTTTAAATAATAATCCAATTCAACAAATTTATGATAAAATAATTCCAATAAATTATGATTATATTAATCTTGAATTATTTAAACCAAGTAGTGTATTAGATTTAAATGATATGCCATCTAGTGAAAGTGTTTATAATTTTTACAAAAAATTTTATAAATTATTTAATAATAAATTTGAAAGAATTACACCACTTATACATTACTTAAATGGTATGAATGGAGTTTGTATGAATAGTATGTGTTACGAAAAATTTTTATCTATTAACAATAGTGGAAAATTATATCATTGTAATTTTTTAGCTAGTGCTGATATTTTACCATTTGGTAATATAAATGAAAGCGAAAACATAAATCCATATAAAAATTATGATATATTTAAAAGTTGGAATGTTGGGGGATGTCCTTTTAGAACTGCTTTAAATAATGATATATACGATCCATATCATGAAATACCAGAGAAATTTCGTAATGACTTCATTAAATAAATACTTAATTATATCAGTTAAATATAATAACCTTAAACGAGGAGCATTTACTGCGTCTCAGCGATTAGCCAATGAATATAGTCAGTATATTGATGCAATAGACTGTGAACAAATTCGAGATATTGCTCATTTACAAGAATTAAATGAGCAATATATTAGAATTATATTTAATACTCAAGTTAAATCTAACTATTCATTTTCATTAAATATTGTAACTCTAAAAGATTTGAACTATATTTTGTATGTTAGAAATCATTCAGTAGCATTTGAAAATAAAACATGTAATAATGGATTTTATTACATGTTAAATAAAAAAATAAATCATTATATCCCATTTATAACTGATTTTAATGTAGGTAATAAAGTTATACCCACAATCCCGTGTATTGGATTTTATATACGTAACTGGCTAACTCCTGATAGTTTTCGATATATAATTGATATGCTTTCATCAATTAATGAAGATGTAAATATATATACTATGGGTGATGATTTAAGAAGTTTAAATATTAATAATAAGTTTATTAAAAGTTATAATCATACGTTTGATAATAAAAAATTTTTTAAAAATGTTACTCATTATATATATCCAAAATCAAAAATATTTCAAGACCCATTGCCTCATAGTCTAATTGAAGCAATACAATCTAATTGTCAAATTATAGTGCCTACAATTCCAGGCAGAAGTCATAAAGACGGTATAGATGATATTATAGAAGTATCTAATTATCATACCATATTTAATTCAAAAATTAACTTAGATAATTCAAATACTATATTTAATAAAAAACAATTTGAAAAGTTCTATTTAAAAGTATTTAATAATAACTTTGAACATTTATTAGACCGTCAAAAATATAAATATTTTAGTGATTGGGTTGAAGGAGAAGTTTTATAAAAATAATATAAAGAGGAAATATGTTTAAAAGAATCTTAGTAACTGGTGGGTCTGGTTTTATAGGGTCTAACTTGTGTAAAAAATTATTATCTGAAAATAATGAAGTAATATGTATTGATAATTGTTTTTCTAGTAAAAAAGAAAATATATATCACTTATTATCTAACCCAAAATTTGAATTTATTAGACATGATATTACTATTCCAATACTATTAGAAGTTGATGAAATATATAATTTAGCTTGCCCAGCATCTCCTCCGTATTATAAAAAATATCCAATACAAACAATAAAAACTTGTGTTCAAGGCGCCATTAATATGTTAGACCTTGCTACTAAATTAAACATTAAAATATTTCAAGCTTCAACGTCAGAAATATATGGAAATCCTTTAATACATCCTCAACCAGAAAGTTATTGGGGTAATGTAAATCCAATCGGAGTTAGATCGTGTTATGATGAAGGAAAGCGTTGTGCAGAAACTTTATTTTTTGATTATTATAGACAGTATAATACTTATATAAAAATTGCAAGAATATTTAATACATATGGTATAGGAATGAGAAGTAATGATGGAAGAGTAGTTTCTAATTTTATTAATAATGCTATTATTAATAAACCTCTCATCATTTATGGAGATGGAACAAAAACTAGGTCGTTTTGTTATGTAGAAGATACAGTAGATTGTATTATTAAATTAATGGCAACTGATAATTTAATAACAGGTCCAATTAATATAGGTTCGCAAATAGAAATAAGTATAATTGAATTAGCAGAAATAATTATTAAATTAACAAAATCAAAATCTAAAATTAATTTTATTAAAGAAAGTGAAGACGACCCATCCAAAAGAAAACCAGATAATACAAAAGCTAAAGAAATACTTAATTGGGAACCCACTTATAATTTAGAAGAAGGACTTAAAAAAACAATTGATTTTTTAAAAAAAATATGAATGCAATAATATTCGCTAATTATATCAACAAAATTAATGGGTCAGTTATAGATGTATTAGACAATTATATTGTCATGTTCGAATACAATAAAAATATTAAATTACTTATTATAAATTATAATCAAGAATTTAAAAAAGAACTTATTAATTTAATTAACGATAGATATGAAATTTCAGATTTAAATATAGAAGATAATATTATAGGAATATCAAGAAAAGATTTGATGTATTATAAATTTGATAGATTGCTTATTTTTGATTACGGAACTATTTACAAAGTTAAGGGACTAATCAATATTAAAAATAAACATTCAAAAATTATTATTATAACTGAAACTCATAAAAAAGATTTAAAATATTATATTGATAAATCTTTTTATCCACCTGGATGTGTAGAATATTATGGTGAAATGCCATTTGTTTATAAAGATCATCAATATACATGTAAATTTTTATTTGATAGATTAAAACCATTAACAAAAGTTGAACCTAATATATTTATAAATTCTCCTAATAATGATGATTTTAGTTTTATTGATTTATTAGATTTACCAAAAGATAAAAATATAATTTATAAAACAGGAAAACATAAACAAAATCTATTTGAATTGTTTGATACCTTTGTTTATTATCATGCTAATAAATATTTCGACCCAAGACCAAGATTAATGTTAGAGTCTTATTTTTATGGGAAGAAAGTTTTATATTATAACATACATAATATTAAAGACGGAAGTTATTATAGATATAAAGATTTAATTAAAAATGGAATATCACATAGATTTTTAACAAAGGATGATGAAGTTATTAGACAATTTATATAAGGAATATTATGAAACCTGTTTTGTTAATACATGAATTTAAAGAAGTGTTTTTAAATCTTAATTTAGATAATTATATTCTTTCATTTGATGATGGATTAATTTCTCAATATACTTTTTTACCAGAAATATTAAAAATTAAAACTCCAAAATTTTTTAATATTTCAACTGGTGTAGTATGCCCAAGTAATGTAAATCCATCATTTAAATTTATATCATGTTATGATGCTAGAAAAAAAGCATTAAATGGAAATTTTGAAAACTATATGACATGGGAAATGATTAAGTTTATACATAACAAATCAAATTGTACAATAGCCGGACATAGTCATTCACATACTAATTTAAATATATTTAAAACATTATATGATAAAATAGAATATATTAAAGAAGATAGTAAACAAATGTTTGAAAAATTTGAAAAACATTTAAATTATAAACCTAAAGTATTTTGTTTTCCTTTTAATGATGATTTTAAAGGATTTTATAAAAATATTTTAAATAATAATTATAATATTAATAAATTCTTAGGAAAAGAAAGAATAGAAATAGAGGATCTTTTATGATTACTTTATTTGATATATATAATGGAGCAATTTCAGGTACAAATACTTCTATAATAGATTTATATTTCAACTTATCATCAAGATATAATATTGAACTTAAATATAAATTAACTAATGCAAAACATTTTAGAAGAATATTTTTTGATATTAAAAAAAGTATTCATATTAAACCAGAAAAAATTATTTCAAATTTTTCAAACACAATTGAATCAGATATTGTTATTATGTCATCTGAGATATTAACCCATAAACATAATAAAATTAAATTTAATATAATTTGTGATAAATTAATATTACTTGATACTACTGGAATATCAATAGCTATATATAATAACAGAATTGATGAATTTTTTGTTAAAGATGATCAATTACAATATAACGAAATAATTTTATTAGGTAACCCTGCTAATAAAATAGCATCTAAGTATGTAGATAAATTTATTAATTATTATCATAAATTTAGCATTAATAGATTAGAATATATTAAATCAAACGCTAAATTTATTGATAAACATTTAACTACAAAAAGAAATATTAATGAAAATGAATATGCACATATGGCTACATTTAAAAGTTATTTTGGAGATACTAAAGTTATTGATAACTGTGATTTAAATCATTTAAATATTAAGAATTCTAATTTATTACCTCATGGTTGTAAGTCATATCAATACCAAAGATGGATTCAAATAGTTCCTAAAACTTATTTAGAAAACATAGGTAAACTTATATTTGAATTTTGTTACTTAAATAAACCAGTATATTATTCAATTAAAAATAAAACTATTAACGATGGGTTACATTATTATTTAAAATTATTTAATGTAGATGATAATATAAATCAAATTTTAAATATAACAAAAGAAGAAATTATAGAAAAATTAGTATTTAATGATAATGATAAAATTTTGGAATTACTATGAAACTAACATTATTTTTAACAGAACAATGTTCTAGAAAATGTACATATTGTGATATTGGTAATATGAAATATAGAAGTAAACCTAGTCTATCTTATATTAAAAAATATTTACCTATAATATCAAAAATGTCTAATATTGATAAAATAGTTTTAACAGGTGGTGAGCCTGGAATGTTAAATGAAGTTACATTAGATTTTATATTTGAAACTATAAAACAAAAACATATTCAAGTTAATACTAACGGATTATTTTTAAAAAGATATTATAATAAATATAAAAATTATATTGATAATGTTATGTATCATCCTGTATCTGAAATAACAGAAGAAATTAAATACGAACCTAATATTGATAATATACAATACCATTTTCCAGTCCATAAAAAAAATATAAAATATCTTACTAATTTTTTAGACCGATACCCACATATTATATTTGAGGTATCACCATATGATTCAAAAATTGAACAAAATGATCTTAAATTAAAATTAAATGATTTTATAACTATATATAATATTATTAAAAATAGAAATGCAACTAATTATTCAAAAACTATATTTAATAGAATTATTAAGTTATGGGACCTTAAAGATAATTATAGAGAATTATGTATATCTAAATTTAGAGAACATTCTATTGATTTTGTTAATGGAAAAATAAAAAAATGTATATGCAGTCATACTAATTCTAGTTGGGTTTTTTTAAGTACAAATAATTTAAATAATTTAAATAATTTAAAATTTGATAAAGCTGAATCATGTTATAATTGTTTTCATGTTTTTAATATAATACAATTAGAAAATATATTAAGGTTGAAATGATTGATACAACTGAGCAAGTTAGAAAATATAAATTACGTCAAAAAATAAATGGACATATTATGACATTTAAAGATAATCCTAATAGAGTTTATCTTTTATCTTATCCCAAATGTGGAAGAACTTGGATTAGATTTATGATAGGTAAATATATTTCTATAAAATATAGCAAACCAGAAAATGGTATATTAAATTATACTAGAAATACTTTAGAGTTTGGTTTAAATGAATTTATATATACTCATGGAGGGTTTTCATTTAAACAAAATTATTTAAATGATATTTTAAATGATATAAATTCTACTATATTTTTACTAAACAGAAACATTTATGATATAGTAGTATCTGCTTATTTTCATTCAAAATATAGAGGAGAATTACATTATAAATCCAATTTAAATAAATTATTTAAAGGAAATTTATCTGAATATATTAGAGATAAAAATCTTGGTATAAAATGGATTCTTAATTGGTATAAACAAGTATATTCAAATAATAATATAATAGAATTAAAATATGAAAAATTATTAGACAGTCCATTAAAATCTTTAAAATTAATTTTATATAAATTAAGTAACGAATATGTTGATGATAAAATTTTAAAAGAAATTATTAAATATTGTAAATTTGAAAATATGCAAAAACTTGAATTAGAAAATAGTATTGAAGGGTTCAGTAGTAAAGAAATTCTGAATAAAAACGATATTAGATCATTAAAAACAAGAAAAGCAATTGTTGGTGAATATAAAAATATTATGTCTGATTCTGATATTTTATATATAAAAAACCAATTAAATAAATTACCTGATTTTATAAGGGAAAAATTGTATGAAAGCTTATAGGTTAGTTTTATTTTTAACAGAAGAATGTGATAAAAAATGTTTTTATTGTGATATAGGACAATTAAAAAATCCAAAAAAACCAAAAAAACATTTAATTGAAAAATACTTTCCAATAGTAAATGGAAGGGATGATATATTTCCTGTGTTTACTTTAACAGGTGGAGAACCAGGATTAGTTGATGTTGATATACTAGAATATATTTTTGATGAAGTTTGTGATTGTCATAAAATAAGAGTAAATACAAATGGATTATTTATAGACAAAGGATATTTTGATAGATGGTATGATAAAATTAATTGGGTTGGGTATCATCCTAATATTGAAGTTAAAGAAGATATTAAACACTACATATGTGATGATAAAATACAAATATTTCAACCAGTTCATTCTAAAAATTATAAAGATGTTTTAAATAAATGTCAAAAATATCCATTATTAAAATTTGATTTAATACCATTCTTACAAAAACAAGAGTTTGATGGAGATCAAGAATACATATTATCTCAAAAACAATTTCAAGAATTATATAATTCTGTATATAATTTAAATAATGTTTTACCTGATACATTTGACATGTTAAAAAAATCGTTTTCAAGTAATTATAATACTATGATGTTACATAGAACTGCGTGTGGAAATTCACAAATACATCCTACAATAGATTTTGTAAATGAAAAAATATTAAGATGTCCTATTAGTTGGACATATTCTGATAAAGTTGAATTAACAAAATCTAATATAATTAAAATGATGTCATTTAATTTATTTAAAAATGCTAAAAATGATATTAGTTGTCAAAGATGTAATGATTGTTTAAGATATTTTGATAGTTACTGGTATAACACTATTAGGAGAAAATTAATATGATTAAAACTATTGTATTAAAAATAACTAGTAAATGTAATTGGAAATGTTCATATTGTGATAATAGAGGTAATCAAGACGTTGATATAAATAAATTAATAAGTTTTATTCAATTATTACAATTGTATAATAAAAATACTAATATATCTTTATCAGGTGGTGAACCAGGATTATTATCTGAAAATTATTTTTCTCAATTATTTTCAGTTGTCAATAACCAAGTTGAAGTCTGTACAAACGGAACCTTTTTTAAAAACAATTATCATAAAATTTTTAAAGATAAAATAAAAGAATTTTGGTACCATGTTACTCCAGAAATTCTTAATAATAAAATAGAATTCAATAAAATAGATACCTCTATTCCAATTCAATATATTTTTGTTATTCATAAAAAAAACTTACATGAAGTAATTCCTTTTATACAAAAACATAAAGAAATTATATTTAGACCTAGTTTTTATAAAGGCGACGATGAAGAGTTAATATTAACATTAGATGATATTAAATATCTTTATAATAATGATATTAATAAATTAAATATAACTAATAATTATAAAGATAGGATTGAATACTTTAATTCTTGTAATAAATATAAGATTAATAAAGCCCAAACAGAATGTTATAAAATATGTTACATACCAAGAATTGATTTAATAACCAATACAATTTATAGATGCTGTGCTGGAAATTCAAGTATTATTGATAGTATTGAGTTAAATGATAATACTTTAAAGATGTTATTAAAGTATAATATATTTTTATGCTCAACTAAAAATAAAACAATTTGTAAATCATGTTTTAATGGAGCATGGAATTGTAAGGACTATGTATGATACATTCAGTTGTTTTAAAAATTCTATCAAAATGCAATTGGAATTGTAAATATTGTGATAATACTAGTAATATGATTGTTCCAATAAATGAAGTTATTTACTATATTAATATATTACAAAAATATAACCCTGATATTAATATTTCAATTTCTGGTGGAGAACCTGGTTTATTAAGTAAAGAATATTTAGCAGATATTTTTAATGCTTCTAATAACCCAGTTGAAGTTGCTACTAATGGTTTGTTTTTAAAAAACAATTATCATAAAATTTTTAAAGATAAAATAAAAAATATTTCTTATCATGTAATAGAAGATATAGATGATAATTTAAAAGTAAATATTATAAAAATTAATAACATAGAAAGTAATAATATTTTAGTTATTCATAAATTAAATTATAAAAAAGCTTTACCATTTTTATTAAATAATCCAAATTTTATATTTGATTTAAAATTTTATATAGGCGATGACTTAAAATATATTCTTAATATTTCTGATATTAAATATTTACATAATATTCTTGATATAAATATAACTGATAAAAGTAAATTAAAAATTAAATTATTTAGCGATTATAAAAAAATAAATCAGGTTAAAAAATCCCAAGAAATTTGTAGAAAAAGGATTTATATTCCTAGAATTGATTTAGTTAATAAAAAAATATACAGATGTTGTGCTGGTAATACTAACGCAGTTGATGTTAGTATTTTAAATGAAAAAGTTTTAAAAATTATGTTTAATCATAATTCATTTCCTTGTGTCAAAAAAAATATTTGCACCACATGTTATCATAATTTTATATTAAATATAAACAAAGAAAAATAAAAACTAATAGGAGAATTAAAATGACAGAATTAAAAAATTTGTTAGACGATCATCAAACAGGTATGAGTCAATTTCAAGATGATTACTTTGTTACAACAAGAGCAGGTGGAACACTTTACGGACAGTATAAACAAGCATTAAGAGAATTATACAAACGATTTAGAGGACTACGTGAATTAACTTGTAGCCAAGAAAGACTTATTATTGATATTGAAGAACTGGAAGTAAAAATAGAAACAGCAATTAGTTTTGAATTGAAAAGAGCAAAAGTAGACTATAAAGAAAAAATTATGTTAATGGAAGAATCTCAACGAGTTATAAAAGATACTGAACGAGAATTTACAAGATTCTACCACCAAGCATGTTTCTTTAAAGAACAAATTGGTGATTTAACAGATGAAAAACGAAATAAACTCGACCAAGAAATGTGGATATTTAAAGTAAAAGAAATGGCACTAATTGATTGGGTAACAACAGGATTTTTAAGAAACAGTACATATGAATTTTTAAATTCATTGCCTAAAAAGTTAAAACAAAAAGTCGCATTAGAAATAAATAATCAAGATAAATTAAGAGATTGGTATGAAAATAGAGAAGAAATTATACCAGAAAATCTAAATAATACTAAAATAATAACTACTGAAGAAATTTTAAAAATAGGTTATAAATAATTTGTATAGGAGAATAGAATGGGTATAATAAGTTACTTTAAAAAAGATACATTAACTGAGGAAATAAAAGCATTTGAGGAAAGACCTAAACCTAAATTGACAGACATTCTTGCTAGAAAAGGTGAAGGTTGGGAAAGCACTGAAGACATGTATGGTGTCGGTCAAGTTGGTGTCCAATCTTTTAATTTATTTTATAATACATATATTAATAAACAATATGAAGATGAAGTTAATAAAATTGCTTTTTATAGACAAATGGCTGATATGCCTGAAATAGCAGATGTTATTGAAGATGCTGTAAATGAATCAACACAACTTGATGAAGACGGTGTATTACTCCATCTTGAAATAAAAGACAAAGCATTATCTAATAATGAAAATATTATAAAAAATCTAAATGATGAATTTAATGGATTATTTAATAATAGTATTGACTCAGAAGATGATCTATGGAATATGTTTAGAAATTATTTTATAGATGGTAGAGTTTATTATGAAAGAGTTATTGATAGTAGACACCCTAAACAAGGTGTTATAAATATTAAAGTTTTACCAAGTGAAACAATGGACTATATTTATAATCCATTAACAGGTAAAATAACTTCTTTTTTCCAATACTTAAAACCTAATTCTAAAAGACCATTAAATCTTCAAGAAGCAGAATCAAGAGAAGATATTGTATTATTTAATACAAATCAAATAGGATTTATAAATTATGGAATATTCGGTAAATCAAAATATGAAATATTTGGTTTCCTTGAAAAATCAAAAGTACCATATAATCAATTAAAATTATTAGAAACATCAGTTATAATTTACAGAATAATACGAGCACCTGAAAGAATGGTTTTTAGAATTGATACTGGAAACATGCCTCGTGATAAAGCTTTAAAATATGTTGAAAAAATAAAACAAAAAATGACCAAAAAACAATCTTATAATTCAACAACTGGTCAGCTATCACAAGAACCTGAAATTTTAAGCTTACTTGAAAATTATTATTTACCTCAATCTGCTGAAGGTCGTGGTAGTCAAATTGAAACTGTTGGTGGAAACGCTGCTGGTTTTACAGAATTAGATGATGTATATTACTTCGCAAGAAAATTATATAGAGCATTAAAATATCCTGCTTCACGAGTTGCGGCTAGTCAAGAAAAAACTGAAGCAGATAGTTTATTTGGTGGTGGTAGTACAGGTGAAATATCAAGAGATGAAGTTAAGTGGAGTAAATTTCTTGAAAGACAACAAAAAAAGTTTTGTAATGAACTTACTGATTTATTTTTACTTCACTTAGATTTTAAAGGTCTTAAAAAACAATATGGATTGGATCAAAGAAAAATTCAAGTTTTAATGAACCCACCTTCAAAATATAAAGAACAAATGGAAGCAAACTTTATAGAATCAAGACATAATAATTATTCATCACTAGCCGATAGAGAAGAAATGAGTAAATACTATTGTATGAAGAAATATCTTAAATGGACAGATGAAGAAATTCAAGCTAATCGTGATGGTATGAAAAAGGATATTGAATATGGTTTTAGAGAAGACAATAATGAAAGTGGCGGTAGTAGTTGGTAAAAAATATAAATAATATAAATATGTTATAAAGGAGAATTGAAAATGATAGATAAAGAACAAATTAAAAAAGCATTGGACTCATTTGAAAATGATAAATTTATGGATGCCAAAGATGTTTTAAGTAAAGAAATTAAAGCAGCTAAGTATGATTTTTTAGAAAAAAAATGAACCAAAAGCTGAACCAAAAACTGATACAAAAACTGATACAAAAGAGGAATAATATGGATGACAAAATACAAGAAGCTTATAATAAAATGCTAGAAGGAACTAATATTAAAGCAGCTATAAAAAGTATGGACCGAAAAAAAGCTACAGAATTAAAAAGGGCTTACTATAGTATTGCTGATAATGTTGGTAATTTAAATCAATTACTATCTGAAGTTGATGAATTAAGTGAAGAATTTAAGTATTCTAAAGATGTTTTATATTCTTTCAATAAAATGAACTTAGGAAAATACATATAATGAAACAAGACAAAATACAAGAAGCTTACGACAAAATTCTAGAAGCAAACTTATCACAAAAACACATGGGAAAAGCCAATAATGCAATGGCTGATTTTCTTATGGCATTAGAAGATAGCATGCCAGAAGAAAAAGGTGATAAAAAAATTTGGAAGCAATTTAAAGAAATTGATGATGGTTGGGAAAAGCTTTGGGATAAAATAGTAGCTTTAACAAGAAAATTATAAATGGAGAAAAACACATGAAAATTATAACAGAAATGTCACATGATTTAGAATTAGTTGAATCAAAAAGTAAAGGCATAAATATTATTGGTATTTTTAGTTCTGCTGAAATTAAAAATAATAATGACCGTAGATATAAAAAGAGTATACTTGAAAGGGAAGTAACTAAAGTTAATGAAAAAGTAAAAAGTGGTTCTCTTTGGGGTGAACTTGGTCATCCACCTAATCCAGAAATCAATCCTGATAAAATTGCCATATTAACAAAAACTCTTGAATGGAAGGGTGATGACCTTTATGGTTCTGCAAAATTACTTGATACACCTATGGGGAATATTGCTAAAGTTTTAGTTAAAGAAGGTAAAATGGGTATTAGTTCAAGAGGTTTAGGAACTGTTGCTGATGATGGATATGTTAATGAAGATTTTAATTTAATCACTTGGGACCTTGTTACTGACCCATCAAATAATCCTTCTTGGATTAAGGGTGTTTATGAAGGAAAAGAATTTGCTGAATATATGCCTAAGAAAGAATTAACAATTGAAGATGCTAAAGAAGCACACAAAAGACAAATATGGCAAGTAATAGAATACATTGAAAAGAGTATCTAATAAACGCTTTTATTAATTTTTATATAATTATACATAACAATATAAATACATACAATAAAATAAAATAGGAGGTAAAATATTTAATGGACAAACTTCTTGCGTTGCTTGGTGTTGAAAAACTCGATGAATCAGCACAAGGCAAAATCAAAGAAAAACTTGAGATTATTATTGAAACAAAAGCAAAAGAACTTCTTAATGCTAAACTAACTGAAGAAAAAGAAAAGTTAGTTGATATTTATGAATCTAAATTTGAAGAATACAAAGAAGAAATTACATCTAAATTTTCAAACTTTGTTGACTCAGTATTAGACGAAGAAATGACTATTCCTGATAAAATTCTTGAGTTTGCTAAAAAAGGTGAGTTATATCATGACCTAATTGAACAATTTAAAATTCGCTTAAGTGTTGATGAAGGATTGCTTGATAAGGAAGTTAAATCACTTTTGAAAGAATCTAAGGATGAAATTCAAAAGCTTCGTGATGACCTTGATGCCTCAATTTCTGAAAATCTTGAAGTTAAAAAGGATGCTCAAGAACTGGCAGCCGAACTTTATTTAAGACAGAAATGTGATGGTTTGACAGAATCACAAAAGAAACACATGATCGAAATGCTTGAAGGCGTTTTTAATCAATCTGAAATTGATCGTAAATTTAACATTATTCTTGAATCTTTGAAAGTCAACGAACAAGACGACGAAGATGACGATGATGAAAAGAAAGATGATGACGATGATGAAAAGAAAGATGATAAAGACGGTAAAGGAAAAGTAGATTCTGATGACGATGATGACGATGATGATGAAAAGAAAGACGAATCAACTAAAAATCCTTTTCAACAAGCAGTAAATGAGTACGTTAAAGTACTACAAGACAGAAAGGTAATATAAATACCTTTACAATTATTAAAATAAAATAGGAGGAAAAATAAAACGATGGACAATATTAAAGACTTAATTAAGAAATGGGAGGGTGTTCTTGATGAAGGTACTAAGATTACATCAGCTAAAATATTGAAATCAACAGCTATCATGCTTGAAAATCAGCATAACATAATGTTGGAAACAACTGGTTATGCAACAGGCGCAGATAGTTTGGGTGCTAATACTTATAGCACTTCTGGAATGTTTCATAAAATAGCAGTACCTATGGTTAGAAGAACTTTTCCAGAATTAGTTGCTCATCAATTAGTAGGTGTACAACCACTTACAGGCCCAGTTGGACTTGCCTTTGCTTTGAGATTTAAAGCAGGTTATTCTGATGCTCAATATAATTCAAGTACTGACGTTGAACTTGGATATAATACTATTGACAGCGCATACTCTGGTTCTTATGTAACATCTGCTGGTGAAGTACTTGGTTCTATAGCTGGAACACATGGTACAGTTGGATCAGATATTGGTCTAGGACTTGGTTCTGGAACACATATTAGAGAAGTCAACATGACAGTAGAAAAAGCACAAATTGAAGCAACAACTCGTAAGTTAAGAAGCCGTTGGTCTCTTGAAGTTGCACAAGACTTGAAAGCTATGCACGGTCTTGAACTTGAAGAAGAAATGATGGACATTCTTTCTTATGAAATAACAGCTGAAATTGATCGTGAACTTATTACAGCTATTGAAACAACAGTAGATGGACAAGGCACTAGCTATGAAACAACTTGGGACTTTTTGGCATCATCTGGTGGAATTAGTGGACGTTGGGAAATGGAA